AACTTTACCATTGATGGCCTTGTAATGAATTTTACCATATGCCATTTCGCCATCATCACCTGGCAGTTCGTAGTCCATTGAACCGTCATAATCTGTATCTACATCTGAGGCAGTTGTTTTTTCTTTTTGTACTTCACCATATCTTAATTTGTTAAAGTTTTTAGCAAGATATTTTAATGCTTCTTTTTCGTCATGTGTTTTGAAAACAGATTTTTCATCTTTGCCAAGTACATCATAAACCATTTTACCTTCGCCTTTTGGGTCTGGATCTTTGTACCTTGAAACATACGGTTTAATATCTTCGAACGTTGTGCCTTCTGGAAAGCCTTCTTCTTTGTTTATACCAGGATCTGATTGCATGTCACCTGTATCAATTTTAGAAATCATTTGAGGATTTTTGGCTTTGATGTAATCCATGATCATTGGTCTCAAACAAGCATCAGCATCTTCTTTTGAAGCCATTTTAATTTGTGCATTCAAGTCTTCGTCATCGATAATGCCTTGTAAACTTTCAATGCCATTAACTCCATTAGGACCTGCAGGGAAATGTTTTGCCATCAGTTTGTTCAGTTTCACTATTGCTTGTTCACTTTCAGTTTTATCTGATGCAAACAAACCATTTTCTTCTTCTCCCACAATCAAGTTTATTTCTTTTTCAAAGTCTTCAAATGTGTTAAGAGTTTCTATCATTGAACCCAATGCATCTTTCACTACTTCTGGATTTGCGTCAGTATGAATTACAACTCCATTGTGTCTATTTTCATCTGGCTGAACATCTGCAACAATGCCTGCTTTGGCAAGTTCTTGTGTAACTTCTTCTGCTTCTTTGTCTGAAACTGGACTTTCAGGATCAAAGTCTCCCGACATGTCAACTCTTATTGTTCGCGATTCTGCACCACCTTGGTAGCCATGTGCTTCTGTTTCAAAATCTTGTGGACGTAATTCTTTAATTGCTGTTCTCTCAGAAACCAATTTGTATATGTAAGGAAATACATCTTGTAATTCTTCATTGAATGTTTTGATTGTTAATTCATCTATCCAATTTTTTTGCACATTGGCAGGAACCTCTTCTAACACGCTTTCTTGATGTGTTTCTTTTATTGATTTATATCCTGATTCTTTTTGTAATTTTTGAGCTGTGTGTTTGATATCTTCTATTCGTTCATCAATCACAGACAAGTACTCTTTTAATCCTTCAGCCATCACATTGGATCTGTTCATGTATGTTTTAAATTTTTTTAATTTGTTAAGTTCTTCAGATAAACCTAAAATGTATTTTCCAAATTGATCATATGGATTGCCACCTTCAGCAACGTGTCTTGTCATTGCTCTGGCACCATTAAGATGTTTTAAAGGAAATTTAAATCTTTCTCCTGCTGGACTTTCGATAAAAATTGATTCGATTTTTTGTGATCTTGCTCCAGGAATTTCTGGGTCAACAATTGTGGAATGTTTTACAACCATTTTTGCATCACCAATCTGTTGAAAACTGGTTTTGTTTGTGCCAAACATGTTTGATTCGCTTACTGCTTCCATATTATTCTCTTTCTTTAAAAATTCGTAATCTCTTTTTTCAAGGTTACTTTTTGTGATATCTCTTGTGTCGAAACCCATTAACCTTGCTTTGGCAAACTCTCTCATTTCTTTTAAAAAGTTGTACCAAGACTCTTTGGTTGCCGGATCTGCTTCACTGATCACATCAGTGCTGTGTAATACCACTAAACCTTGATCTTCACTTATACTTATGCTGATTTTCCCAAAACTTTTGCCTTCTTTGACAAAATCAAAATCGAAAAATCTTGCCTGTTTTGGGTTATTTGTAACATTACCGTCAGAATCACCTACAGTAATTGTGGGAAATTGACCACGCAGTTTATTAAACAGTGCAGTTGATGTATTTTGTAAGTCCATACAGTGTATTTATTTTAATGTGAGACAAACAAAGGCAAAGGCATCACCTTTTCAGACATCTCATCATCGTCAATTTGAGTAAAAGAATTGTATATTTTTGGATCCCAATCACGCAACACGCCCATTAAACGTATGCACAACAATGTTGCAGAAACAAGGTCATCTGAATCGCCCGATTTGGCTTTATAGGAGTTTCCTGATGCAATAAATGATTTAAGTTCCTTAATTAAGTTTTTAGAATTTATTTTAATTTTGTTTCGCTCCACCATAACTTTTAATCTTGAACAGGCACTAATTTTTGATCTGTGTGTGGTGTTGAATCCTTTTCTAAATTTTCTTATGTGTCCTTTCCTGATTGGTTCTGAGACAAACATGCCTGGAATATTTTCTTCACCAAATTCTTGTATAACAATTAATGCAGATTCTCCAATGGTGTTATTTTCCACACTCCAATAAATGTTAGATCCTGTTCTATTTCCACACTCATCCTTAATGTAATTACATATTTCTTTTAAAATTCTAATTTGATGAGGAATAGCGGTCATATTGTGTTTCCATTCTGCCACTTGTTCAAAACTAGGCAGTTCAAAAACCTGAATAGCCGCTGAATCTCCACCTGTACCCATTGCTGGATCAAGAGCAATGACGTAAGTTGAATGACCATTTAATTTTTTATACCAACGTGTTTGTCCCATATTTAAAATAGGTTCTTTTCCTTCTAGAGTAGACAACATAATACTATCCACAAGAGTTTCGTCAAATACTAAAAACTCACAACCATATTCACGTCTAAATCTTTCTTCACCTATACGTCCTAGTTCTTGTGCCTTCCAATCTTCATCTCTGTCCGGATGTTCGTCCCAACTTGCTCTAAAACCATGGAATCCATTTGAGCCCAGTTTTTGTTCATTGCCATGTTCATCAAATTTGTTTTGACTTTCTCTCCATATTGTGGCAAACACATCTTCATCTGAGTTAGGTGTTGATGTGATAATTGCTCTACCACCTGTTGCCAGTGTAGGTGATATAGATGTCCAAAACTCTTGTGCTATGCCCGGATTAACAAATGCAAACTCATCGCAGTATAGTAAAGATATTGACATACCTCTACCTGTGTTGCCTGTTGTGGTTGCGGATACAATTCTTGATCCGTTTTCAAATTCCATTGATCCTTTGTTGTAGTTGGTCACACCTGCTCTGACGTAATCAGGACACAATTCATATCCATATCTAATACGTTGCATGATCTCTTGAGCACCTGTGTATTTGTGTGCCGCAATCAGAATTGTTTGATCCGGATGAAACATCGCATACCATAATAGATAACAAGCGGCTGTGGTGGTCTTTCCGCTCTGTCTAGGTAGCATGTTGATATTGAATCTGTAATCATGGTAACTGGACAACAATCTTGTTTGATATTCGAAAGGTTCAAATATACATTTACCTCTGACAGGATGTTGAATAAAGAAAAACTTTTTGGCAAATGAGAGAAAACCTTCTTTTGGATCTGAACATTCAATCAAATCTTGTATCTGATCTTCTGTAAATTTTTCTTTTATGTGTGCTTTTTTGGTAAGGACACCGTCTAAACTTTTGTTACTCATATACAATACTTATGCTTTAAATTGGTGGTGTTATGCGATTTGATTATGCGTTTTTCTTCGCCATTTTTGTGGCAATAGCATACATCACTGATTTTGCATCATCACCGTAACGTTTTTTAAAATCGCCTTTGTCTTTTTTCATACCTTTGACGTATTTTTCTTTGGCTTTTTCTTCTGGTTTTGTGAGGCTACGTTCTAGTCTTTTTTTTTGAAGTCTTGGTAGGCTTGTTTTAATGTTTCTTTAATTGAAGATTGTAATTCTTCTTCAGTTTTTTCAACTGCCATTGCGTTATCGCCGTCTTGTGCTTTAGCAAAACTTTTCTTTTGTTTGTTGATACCACCCGATATATCTTTCGTCATGTATTGAGTGTCTTGATATCTAGGTTCAGGAGTTGTTGATGCTTTGCCTGGAATTTCTTCTTCTACAGATTCTTCTGGAGCAGGTCCTTGCACAATTGCTGGTGGAGGAGTAACTCCTGCATTTTTAAAAATTTGTGCAATTGCCGCCATGTCTTCAGGAGTATCTCCGTACAACATAACTTGCGATGCTTCTTTAACATGTATTCTTTTCACATCTTCTTTCAATTGCTCTTTGCTTTGAATACTGTCTACTTTTTTTAAAAAATCTCTAATGTCCATAAAATTATTTACCTTTCTGCTTGCCTGAAATAGGTGACATTTCGTTTTTGCTGTCGCCTTCATTAGGAAGCACATTACCACCTGGTTTAATTCCAGATGCGGCATCTGGTGCTGATCTGTCTTTTCTGTCTTTTTCTAATTCTTTTAACAATTCCATTACTCTGTTATCACCAGCAGTTTTTTGTTCATCTTTACTGGCTTCATAATCAGTGTCTAACATCGCTTCATATGGTTTATTGTCTTTAGGTTCTTGTTCTTGCTCTTGTGGAGCATTTGGATCTCTCACTATCACGTGTGCAGGATCCATGCCTAAAGTGTTTTGCAAATACTGTTCTAATATTTGTGGAGTTGTTGGATATTCTGTTTCAAGATCAAAATAAGTTGCTCTTGTGTTTTGTAAATTTGGAAAATCTAGTGGTCTCTCTTGAATAGGAGTTTTCTTACCTTTGCTCATGCTGGCTAATTTAAATTTTTGCATCACAGTTTCAAGTTTATCAACTGCGTTTTCGGGCAAATCGCCTGCCAAACCCACTTTGTATGAGTATAATTTTTTGCTTTCTACTAGATAGTGTTTAAAACTTTGTTTCATAGTGTTATTTATCCATTTTTTTAAGTTTTTCCAACAAACTGTTACGGTCTGATATTATGTATCCGTCTCCTTGCACTAAATTCGTACCTTCTGGAGAGTCTTTGGTGTCTTGTTTCTGCTTCTTAAGTTGCAAATCCACCATTTTAAGTTTTTTGTCCAATTTGGCTGTTTTTGCATCGAGGCTGGTCTTCAACATTTGACCTGCTACTTCAAATATACGAGAAGCATATCTGCTTTCCACGTTCATCCCTAAATCCATCAGATCTTCGTAGGCTGTGATTGCTCTTTGTCCCACATCGTCCAGTTCTGTGTCTGCCATTTCTCCCAGTCCGTCTACTTTGGGAAGTGCCGAAGCAATTTTGTCAAACTCTGCAATATCTCTCATGGCTGTTTCGTTTTCTTTCTGTTGTTTTTTACTAATTTTTTTGTCCTGCTTTGCTTTGTTGTCTTCTTTAACAATATCTTGAGATTCAGGCAAATTTAATAGTTCTTCTAATTTTTTGGTCATTGCAGTTTTATTTACTGGAATTTGTATCCTAAATTCTTAAAATCGGCATTATCTCTTTTTTCCTGTGTGGAATATATCAGATTCATTTATTATTTTAAAAGCAAATCCTCTGTTTCTACACCACAAGCCAGCAGACTTCCATTTAGCATGATTGATTATCAATTGAGATTGATTGTATTTGTTTTTTCCAACACTTTCTAATTTAGTTTGATTTTCTGGTTTTATTTCTATAACATCAGCATGTTGCTTGCCGTTTTTGTCTGCATAAGCAATAAAAAAATCAGGTACATAAACAGAAAATTTTCCAGTTAATGGATGCTTGTATGGAATCTTGATTGATTCACTAGCCCATTTTGCGATGCTGGGACTTTCGTCACAAAATCTCATAAAAGCAAATTCCCAACTGCTTCTGTACAATGGAGTTTTTCCGCCAATATATTTTTCAGGATACTTCATAGAGAATCTACCCTGTGCAAATTTAGACATGTTATTTGATTATGTTTCTTTTTTCTGTCCGATTGGTTGGGGTTGTATCTTTGTAACCCAATGATGATATCTTTGATCTGTTGGCATTTAAAATTTCTGTTACGATGCCACTTAATTTTACATCATCTATTCCTTTAAGAGTATCTATTAACTCAAAAGCATTTACACCATCTATTTTTGCTTGAGTAAGTAAAACTGTGGCAGTTGAAATACTGCTTTGTTTAGAAAAACCTCTTGATTGAAAATATCCAATCATTGCATCCACATCATTTGTAGGAAATGTTAAGACAGGTTTGTTTGAATTTTCAAAAAACTTTTTTGTGTCTTTTTCTACTGTATTTGTTTTTGGTAAATTGCTCATGTATTATTTCTTTCTGATAAATGCTTTAACTGTGTTTCCAAATTTACTAGCACTTCTGCCAATTACTGTGGATCCTAATCCTCCACTGCGTGTGTAACTTGAATCTGCAGTTCCGCCAATTCTTCCCACGGCACCTTTTAGAATGTTGAAACCTTCTTGTGCCAAACCTGCTTTAGATAAGTTCTTTGCATTTTTAATGGCGTTTGCTCCTCTTAATATTGTTCCAAGATTAAATCCGCTTCTGCCAGTTTCTCCACCAGATATATCTGTGTTAGGTCCTCCTTGTCCTCCAAAGAAACTGCCGATAAAACTGCCCACACCGCCTGTTCCCAGCAAACTGGTTGTTCCTCCACCTGCTAATGAATTAGGAGATGGTGTTTGATCATAGTGTTGTTCCGCAAATCCTTTAGGTGTGCCTTCCGACACAGCACCTCTGCCATAAAAAACAGATTCATATTCTATCACCATGTTGTTGGCCACAGGCTCACTGCTTTCATTGTTCAGAGTATCGTGTTGCCATTGCGTGATGATTGGATTAACCAAATGAAACATGGTGTATCGTTTTCTGCTCATTTGAAAGATTTGAATGCTATCGAAAAATGCTTCGTGTGTATCATTGTCCAAACCAAATCTAAATTTTCTAAAATCAAAAGGACTGTTATAGGCTAATGATCTACTGAATGGTGATGCTTGTGAGTCGACACTGCCTGAAGTATTTAAAAATGCTTCTGGTGATCTTTTGGCCGATTCATCTTGTCCATACCATCCATCTCTAAAATAATATCTATAATACATTTCCCATAGTGCTGTAGACACACCGTAGTTGTCATCATGGAACACCATAGTTATTGGATCATATGAAATTTTTGTGTGTAATTTTCTTTTTTTGTTGTATTGTTGGGCAACCACTGTTTCTATTGAGTATTTAGGTAAGTCAACATTTTTAACCAACATGTTTAATTCATTTTGATGTTTGTTTTTAAAATTACTCAAAGTTTTAAAAATACTAGACCCATTAGGGTGTGATGGAGAGTTTGCTATCATTCTGTCCAGTACGTTTTGATTGATATTGAATACACAATGATATAAAAATTTTGATTTAGGTGCTAATCTAAAACTATCATCCACATACAATCTAGCCGCATGAGCAAAGTCTCCTAGATTTCCTTTTGGTTCTAGAACTCCGCTTTTTAGGTTATCTAAAAATGGTGTAAGAATATTTGCCATATACTGTATTTATGTAGGGAAAAAAGTGGTAGTATTAAAAACACAGGGCGACTTAGAGCCGCCGTGTGTACTGTTTAACCTGAATTAGCCTTGTGTAGTAGCATCAACTGGTGTTGAATCACCAGTTAACATTGCTACACCAAACACGATTACAACAATCGCGATACCGATCCAAAGTTTTTTGTTTTTTAACATTTTCTTCATGGATTTTCTCCTTTTTGGTTATAACAAAAAAGGGGCCTGAGCCCCTTTTAAGAATTTATAATTGCAAATAAAAGTTATTACGCACCGCCACCAGTAATTAGCGTGTTCACTGTTCTTCCAACAGCAGTACCAACTCCTGTGCCTTGTGGTGTTTGAATTGCATTATCATATCTCAATGATAATGTGACTGTTACAGGCTCACTTGAATTGTAAGCCAATGTGTTGTAGTTTGCTGATTCAACATAGCAACCGTACAATTCAAATGTTTCCAAAATTCCCACTGTGTTGGCACCATTAGCACCATCAGTGATTTCAATTCTAGTAACAAATTTGTAGTCAGCACCTGAAGCCGCCGCTGATTGTTCAAAGAAATCAAATTGTTTTTGTAACTGTTCACCAACAAGTTTTTGTACGTTGTTGTTTACGTCTTCTCTTAATGTAAGTGTGATTGGTTCCCATGTGTGTTTACCCGCTAGGTAAACTTTACTGTTGTAAACGTCAATTGTTGTGTTTTCAAATGATAGATTAGGTCTTGTTACATCTTGCACTTGTTTTGTTAACTCAGTTGTTGGAGTAGAAACTCCAAAGTTTTCTAATGACACTCTAAAACGGTATTGTAATTTAGGCATCAACAGACCTTGATTAGATGCAGATTGATTGCTATCTAAAGGTACTGTGATTTTTGATAGTGTAGAAATACTCATTTTTCGTTCTCCTAATTATTTATCCTATTATAACCCTGATATTTCACCAGTGTTTTTAAGTCTTAATGGAACATAAATGAATTCCACTGCTTTGACTGGCTCAATTGCAATATCTAAATACAATTCATTTCTGTCTATTCTAGCAGGTGTGTTGTTTGTTTCGTCACACACAACTAGGAAGTCATAAATTGCTCTGTTACCAACCAATTCTAACATTAAACTTTCTGCTTGAGCTTTAATTTCATCTCTAGTAGTTTTATCATTTGGTTCAAAAACATAAGGTCTCGCCAATTTATTTAATTGACTTCTTAGGTAAATCACAAGTCTTGCAACATTGATTCTATCTAATGAACTTGCCGCCGCCGCTCTAGTTTTTTGTCCGTAGTTGACTAAACCAGCACCTGTTATGAACGTGATTGGGTTTACATTACCAGCATAAAGTGTGTCTCTTTGACCTTCGTTTAAAGATACTGCCACAAACTCGCCTTCGCTGTTTACGTAACCTGTTGACGTTGCATTTGTGATTCCACCTCTTCTTGTTCCTGCTGGAGCAAACCATGGGAAAGAAACTTGATCACTTAAAGCAATTGTTCTCAACATCATGTGACTTGGTGGAACAACAACATTGTTTCCAAAGTTGTCACTTGTGAATCCTGATGGATAAAATACACCCAAATATTCGTCACTAGTAACTAAACCTAAGTCATTGTCTTCTAATGCAAGGTTAACATTGTTTACATAATCACCAATTGTTGTTGCATCTGGTGTTAATCTAAATGGAGTATCACCTACCACAAAAGCACTTAATCCTCTGTCGTAATTTAATGAAACCATTTCACCAATCAGTTCTGCATAACCCGGTGTTGCCATCACGTTGAATAATCTAGATTCATCATCTCTGATTTCTTGATTAGAATTTAGAGTGGCTTGTAATGCTTGTACCACAACTTTACGTTGAGCTTTTCTTCCAAACGAACCTGAACCGTCTGCTTGGTTGCCTGATTCAGTTACCCATCTGTGTGGATAGTATAAAGTCATTGCTTCATCGTTTGCTCTCTTGTTGTCAGCAGTTGTGTCAATGTAGTTTCTAACAAATTTTCTAACATTAAAACCTGAACGTCTCAAGTTCCACAACAACATACCTTGTGGGTATAGTGCTGGATCTGGAGCGTCTGGGTCTAAGTAACCGCTTGTAAGTAATGCTTCGATGGTTGCTTCTGTGCCACCTGTTGCACCTGAAGTTCCGTATCTTGCGTCTGCAAATAAAATACCTTCTTCAGTTGTTTGGTCAGTTGTGTCCACTGCTACCCATCTTGTGTCCACTGGACCTTGAATAGTTGTGTCATACTTGTAAATCTTAGGATAGTTTTCTAAATCTGCTGTAGAAATCCAAATGTCATTATCAACCAAAGCACTTGTACCATCTTGTTGTGTGTCTGGTGCAGTTGCTGAAACTGTTGGTCCTAATGCATCTGTTGATGGATAAGCAGTTTTATAACCCACCCAAGTTGAACCATCATGAGCCATAATGTCCACTTCATCAATTGTTGATGAGTACCACATTTGTCCATCTGATGCCAATGAAGTCACTGCATTATCGCTGGCTGTGTATGATAAAACTTTCCAGTTCGAAATTGTGTACTGTGATGGATCTGTAGCACCGTCTGTGCCTGCTTCAAAATAGAAGTTAGCAGTTGAGGTAGTACTGAAACCTGCTAATGGCATAATGCCATTGGTGTCAGTAATGTTGATATCTCCACCTTCTGTGTGTTCAATTACCACTCTGTTTAAACTATCAACAGTTGCTTTAATTTTTGTTAAAAGCCCTTGGGAATTAATTGCATCAGCAATTGCATCTGCATCAGTATTAGCACCTGTTGTTGTGATTGAAACAGTTGCAGTTGTGGTTGTGTTTTTTCCTTTTTCAGTTTGTGTTACTGAAATACTGTAAGTTGAAGCGGCAACACCACTTGCCCCAATAATACCACCTGTTGCTTTTGATGAGCCTGAATTTTCTCTTCTGAAAATTTTGTAGTCTGCTTGATCTGTACCATTTGATGCATTTACATACAAATCACCAACAGCAAGATTTATTCCACCGCCTGCTCTGTCTAATCCGTATAATGCCAATGTTGCACCTGATTCAGTGTCTGATTTTGCATAAACTGGTGCAGAAATTTCTTCCCACAAGTTTGTAGCGCCATTGAATTTTTTAACTCTAATTCTTGCACCCGCATTTGGTTCTGTTGTTTTGATCCAAACTGAACCACTGTGTTGTGCTGAAGCATCTGTGCCTTGCACACCTTTCCATTGAGGAACTGATGTGTGTGGGCCGGTTGAAACTTTAGGTATATTGTATTTCACAGTGCCTAAACCAACTGCCGCCGCAAGTCCACTGCCCTCTTCAATTGTGATTCCATCAGTTGAACTGCCATCATTGTAAAGCACTAAAAAATTGTTTATATTTTTTGCAGTGACTCCTGCAATGCCTAATCCATTAATTGCAACCACTGTGGCATTAAGATCTAAACCGCCAGTTGCTGTTGTGCCATTAATATCCATTGTTAAGCCAGATGTTGTTGGATTAGCAACTGTACCAACTGCTGTTGCAACTGATCCTGTCCATGCTGTCGAACCAACCAACTGCCATGTACCATCCGAATCTTTATAGAATAATTCGTTTGATGTTGTTGTGGCGTCAATGGCATAATCACCAATTTGGCCAATACTGCCTTTAGGCTTGTTGTTGGAAATATCAGTTGAACTTGTGATTACTAAAGGTGTTTTCGATGTAAAAATTTGTCCACCGTTTGTTTTGCCTTGTCCGTTCCATTCTAAAACTCCCCAAGAAGTGATTGATGTGTCTAACCAGTATGTACCTGCTGGTGGATTAGCACTTGGAACTGTTGATGAGGCTTGTAATTCTCCTAGGTCAACATCTGCTCTAACAACATATGCTCTGTTGGCTATACCTAAATATGAGTAAGCCGCTTGTAAACCATATTCGTTTAATTCGTTACCATGCAATGGATTGTTGTTGTTATCTGTGTAAAAAGTAGGATCACCAAATGTTTCTGCTAATTCTCTTTGTGAAGTCATCAAGTACACTTTGCCTGCGTTAGCGGCTGTTGTACCTTGTGCTGTTCCTGTGCCGGAACTGTTTGTTTTGTCTTGTGCCGAAGCAACAAATATCATTGGGACTGTGCCCGGTTCTGCTGGCGTGTAGAAACTTTCGTCTATTACGCTAACTTGTACTCCTGGTGAAACTAATGCCATTTTAAAATCTCCTAATTTCTTTGTCTTGTGTATTTATAAAGAAAACCTAAATCACAGGCTCTTTAGTGCTTTTAAAAGGTCTCAAAAAGGCTAGGTAAATAGTGTATATGAGACCACTTTGTATTGTTTGTAAACAAAAGCCTTGTGCTATTAATTATCATAAAGCAGGAAAAGTTTTCTACAGACAAAAATGTGGTGTGTGTACTAAACAAAAAGCAGGTGCTAAAGGGTGGCCAAAATGGTGGTTAGCAGGATACAGAACTAAAAAAAATTGTGATAAATGCGGACACACCAGTAAACACATTGAACAATTTAATGTATATCATATTGATGGAAATCTTAATAATTGCTCGTTTAAAAATTTAAAAACAGTGTGTGCTAACTGTCAAAGGATATTGCATCTTGAAGGGGTAACTTGGAAGCAAGGTGACCTTGTACCTGATTTCTAAGAGCATCTATTGTGCTGTTATTTTCAAAAACTTTGTTGAAACTTACATTGGCCCATGCCCATTCTGATGGATGAATGTCTTTGGGTGTTTGTCCTATGTCTTGATACATTCTAAACCACATAGGTAATTGACCTCTTTTTACCCACCATACTTCACCGCCAATTTCTTTAATCATTTTTGCTTCGTTTTCGAACCGCACATCTGGAATAACCCATTTAACGTCAGGATTGTCCAGGATCTTTTTCTTAGTTAAGCTCACCCAGATACCATCATAAAAACCTTCTCTCATACATTCTGTGCCAAATTTTTGTAGCACAAATCTTGGAGTAATCGATTGGCCCGTCTCTTTACTCCAGAACTTGTCTTCTTGCTCACGCCAATCCCTTGATTCTTTAGTTTTACCATCCAGTAATTCTCTGTCCCAATCAAACATACTTGCCACACTGTCTTTTAGTTTGTCTGCAAAAGATAATTTCTTAAATGAATAATTTTGTACCAGTTGATCAGCAATTGTGTCTTTGCCTGAACCTATTAATCCGCAAATTCCTACTATCATGATATCTTAACCTGCCCTGTTCCTGTTCCTATTTTTCCTTTTGTAAAAGTGTTGAATGCTAAACTGTATCTATGTCTGTCAGATGTGGTTGTTGGCACTGTGTGTTCTACATGAGAAGGGAACATCAACAAATCTCCTGTCTTTGGTTGTATGGCAAACGTTTCAGTATTATATTGATTATTGTTGTCTTTGAAAGGAGTTTTAATTGATTCTGCCCAAAGATTGTTATACATGTAATTTTTGTCAAAATAAATTGGTGCTGTGTCGGTGCTTACATCAACATAGAATACACCACTTATTAATGAATTTGGATGTCTGTGTTTTTCTATAAATTCACTTCCTCGGTGTCTATTGATCCAACTGCTTGTAATATCAAACTTTATTTCATCTATCACACCCAAAACTTCGTTAGCAAAATGATTTATTTTATTTTGTATCTGTATTTTTAAAGTCTTGCACTGTGGCTTGTCCAAAATATGCATTCCTCTATCGCTTATTGGTAGATGATCATCAGTGTTATCGTGACCAACTCTTGCGTAAGGAAATTCTAAATTGAGTAAAAAAGTTTTTACAATTGGATCCAAAATTATTTTAGTTCTGTACAAAGGCACAGAAAACATGGGCGTTAGTTGAAAAGACATAACCTAATAATACTAGAAATTTATGAAAGTGTCAAGTATAAATTAACCAATTGTGAACGAATAACCAACACCACCTGGAACTTGAAGTGCCAATTCTTGGTCTAGTTTTTCCAATTCAGCAGATGCTTCCTGTTTCAGTGCATCGCCATTCAAAGATGATCCACCTTGTGGACCTGCTATTGTGTTAAATTTACTTCTGGCTTCTCCCAGCATGTATTTTGAAATTGCCAGCGTGTAACTTTTAATCCATTTGTTGGCAAGATAATCTTTAAGCAATTCTGTGTCTGGTCTGTAATTGTAGGCATACAACAATAAATTTTCTTCTGCTCTGGGTCTTTGAAGCAGTGTTAATTCTTTTGTGGTGTTGTTCCATTTGAATTCGATAAACGAACCAAACATTCTACCTACCAATTCTTGATATTGTGCAAAAGCATTGTAAGTTGCCAGTCCGCCCATGTTGGTGCTGGCTAAAAGATATGAATTTGTGTAGGCCATGTTGAATGGTTCAAACAGTGTACCACCGTCTCCGCCACCAGTTCTTGACCCTATTGATCTTCTAAAAATTTTTCTCACTTCCATCACTTCGTTTGGCAATGTGTATGTGTTTTGATCCAACACAGTTGGCATGAAAAGATAAGATTCTTCCACAGAATGATCAGATCTCTGACGATATCTGTCAAATGCGTCCTTGATGGCTGTTTCGTAGTGCTCTGGATCCAGCTCTACATCAATCATGCCACCGCCCAGCATACGGTATACGTAGTCGAATATTTCCTGTTTCTGTGTATTAAAATCTGAACTCATTTATTATATTTATAAGCATCTAGGTATTAATAAATATGATGTATGCCACGAATCAGTTTATATAAACCAGAAAAAGGTCCAGATTACACTTTTTTAGACAAGAATATCAACGAAATGTTCACAGTGGGTGGAACAGATGTTTTTGTACACAAATATCTAGGTCCTAAGAATCCTGATCAATCAGATGCCACAGCAGATCAGCCTAGATATGATGCTGTAAAAGAAACTAACATTCAAGACCTTTTATTTTTAGAAAACAGAGACAGAAAATATGATGAAAACATCTATCGTCTAAGAGGCATCTACAACGTGCAAGATGTTGACTTTGACATGAGTCAATTTGGACTATTTTTACAGAACGATACACTGTTTATGACCATACCTATTTCATACAGTGTTAAAACTTTGGGCAGAAAAGTGATGCCAGGTGATGTTTTTGAATTACCACATTTGAAAGATGAATATGCATTGAATGATTTTCAAGTTGCATTAAAAAGATTTTATGTTGTTGAAGATGTCAACAGAGCAAGTGAAGGGTTTTCACAAACTTGGTGGCCACATCTTTACAGAGTTAAGTTGAAACAAATATACGACTCACAAGAATTCAAAGACATTTTGAAATTACCTGCAGAAGAAGGCAGTAGTAAAACTTTGAAAGATGTTCTTTCAACATATGAACAAGAAATGCAGATCAATAATGCAGTGGTACAACAGGCAGAAGCAGATGCTTCTAAGTCTGGTTATGATACTAGTCATTTGTACACACTTCAAGTGGATGATGAAGGCAAGCCGGAACTTGTAACCACAGATATAACAGATTTAGATGCAAGTACCCAGAATGAAATGGCTGACCGAATTAATCAAACGCCAGAAAGAACTGGATATGATGGCTATTTGTTAGGAGATGGATTAGCACCTAACGGAGAAGTTTTTGGACATGGTATTTCATTTCCAACTGGTTCGGCAAAAGGAGATTATTTTTTAAGAACAGACTTTATGCCAAACAGATTGTTTAGATTTGATGGACAACGTTGGGTAAAAATGGAAGATTCTTTAAGAATGACATTAACCAATACCGACACAAGAAACACTATGAAAACTAAATTTATTAACAATAACAATTATGTATATTCAGGAAAAGTTGCCACAGATATTGTTACACTATCAAAAGATGCAACAACAATTACAACAGAAATAAATTATCCTATAACAGCAAACTATTTGATGCTAAAATTAGATACTAGAGAAATAAATTACGTGATTGGTGATCATGAGAACTTGATTACATCATCTAACAACAAAGTTTATATCACATTGCCTGTCATATCTGATGTCCAACAAAAGATACCGTTTGATGGCAGATGGAGTGTGGAATTTTACACTAATCGACAAGAAGAAAGACAGAGTCTTTCAAAAGCATTACGACCACAGGCGGATAATTAATGAAAATAAGAGAATTATTTGGATTTGCAGGAATACCTATGGCACACACTGCCAAGCCACAAGGATTAAAGAAAGTTACGAAATCTTACATGGGAAAAACAAGAACATACTACGAACCAATCAGCAAAAAATTTAACGAAAAAGAAAAAACAAAGGATAAAGATTAATGCAATTTTTCTACGACGGTCAAATTAGAAGATATATTACTCAGATAGTAAGATTGATGAGCAATTTTAAGTTCAAAGACGGAGATGGCACTCTACGTACTATTCCTGTTATGTATGGCGACATCACAAGGCAGGTTGGACACATAATTCGTGATAATTCTGAAAACAAGATTATGAGTGCTCCAAGAATGGGTGTTTATATCACAAATTTAGAATTAGACAGAAACAGGTTGGCTGATGCAACATACATTTCAAAAGTACACATAAGAGAACGTGCTTATGATGAAAATAACAATGAATATATCAACACACAAGGAAAAAATCACACTGTGGAAAGATTAATGCCTACGCCTTACACTTTGAGTGTGGCAGTAGATTTATGGTCAACCAACACGGATCAAAAATTACAGATCATGGAACAAGTATTGATGTTGTTTAATCCTAGTTTAGAAATACAGACCACAGATAATTATGTGGACTGGACCAGTTTGAGTGTGGTTGAAATTGCCAACATTAATTTTAGTAGTAGAACAATACCAATGGGAACAGATTCTGAAATTGATGTGGCGACACTTAATTTTACAACACCTATTTACATATCTCCACCTACCAAAGTTAAAAAACTAGGTGTGGTTACACAAATTATTGCCAGCATATACAATGAAAAAACAGGCAATATTGATCTTGGACAAAGCATGCCTGAATTACAAGCATACTCAGATGATTATTCTAAAAGTGTTAAGTCAACTGTCACAAAAGACGCCCAAGGTAATATTGACACCAGTGTTACCACAAAACAAGATGCAGATTCTGTGTTGGCTACAACAGCCATCCAATATGATATTCTTGTGATGAACAACATAGCACAAATTATAGACAAAGGTATAGCAGGACAAGTTAGTTGGAAAGGTTTGATAGAATCTTTGCCAGGTAGTTACAATGCTGGTTTGAGTAAATTGCTACTTAATAGACAAGATATAAATCAAAGAGTAGGAGGAACTTTTGCTATCAACGAACTTAATGAAACTCAACTTATAATAAATTGGGATGAAGATACCATTCCTACAGACACAGTGTTTGCTGGAGCAACTTCAAGAGGCACAGTGGACTACATAATTGATCCTACAAAATTCAATCCATCAACAGTGAAAAATACAGGGACAAGATTTTTATTACTGGCTGACATAATTGATACAAGTTCCAATGATCCTAGTGCTCAAGCATGGGACGGTTCTACAGCAGGTGAAAATGATATTATTGAATGGAACGGTTCAGAGTGGACTGTGCTGTTTGATGCAAGTGCAAACACGATCAGCAGTGATAACTTTAGTACCAAATTTATCACAAATCTAAATACCGGAATTCAATACAAATGGACTGGTGAACAATGGCTATTATCATTTGAAGGCGAATATCGTAAAGGAACCTGGCAGATTCAACTCTAAATAATTAACTGTATGACCAAGAAGATTATTGGATGCGGTGCATTATTCTACAGCAAAGAAACCAATCGTTTTTTATTGCTACACAGGACTCAAAGCAAACAGAACAGAGTGTGGGGATTAGTTGGAGGCATGACCACCAATGAACGTCCATGGGAAGGACTTCAACGTGAGATTAAGGAAGAAGTTGGTGATGTTAAAATATTAAAAACTATTCCAATGGAAACTTTTATTAGTAATGACGAAGCATTTTTATATCACACATATTTGTGTATTGTTGGTCCAGAATTTTTACCAAAATTAAACAAAGAACACAATGGATATGCATGGTGTAGTTTTAATCATTGGCCTAAACCTTTACATCAAGGACTCCGAAAAACTTTGCAATCTAAAACCAATCAAACTAAATTGGAAACTGTGTTCAAAATTATCAAATTTTTAGATGATTAAGATTATAGGAGACATAATGTTGGATGTTTGGGTACAGGGAGAATGTACTAAAGTATCTCCTGAAGCATCGGCCCTTGTGTTACATGAACACAGTCGAGATTACAACATAGGCGGAGCAGGAAACCTCGCTTTAAACCTATCAAATCTCGGCGCAGACACGTATCTTTATGGATCGGTGGGCAACGATGCCCCTGGTCACAAAATCCAAGAGATTTTACTGCACAACAACATCAAAACGTATCTGTGCCAGGATGCTGTAACAACCAGTACCAAAACACGTATGATAGGTCCTGACGGACAACATCTATTGAGATTGGATAAAGAACAGCATTATGAAAGTGAAGAACCTCAGAACAACCTTATCAAAGATTTAACTGAAGACGACGTGGTCATTGTGAGCGATTACAACAAAGGAGTTGTTAAACAAAATCTAATAAGACAGATTGAAAACAAAGTAAAAAGAATATATGTAGATCCAAAACAACATCCTAACACATATTATGGTGCTTATCTTGTGAAACCCAACATGAAAGAATATGAAGCATGGTTTGGCAAGTTTGATCCACACACAGCAGAAATAAAAAGAGTACACAATTATTGGCAATGGTTGATTGTGACTGATGGTGCTAACGGCATTCATGTGATTGGAGACAATGTGTATCAACACATAACGGGCAAGTCAGTTGAACTCGCAGATGTGAGTGGCGCTGGCGATACAGTGCTGGCAATCATTGTGTATTATCATGAAATGGGTTACTCCATGGTAAATGCCAGTGAATTAGCACTCAAAGGAGCAAGTAGTGTTGTTCAACATCGCGGAGTCACTGTGGTTAAGAAAAGTGACATAGAAGATAGAGTGGTATGGACTAATGGTGTGTTTGATATACTACATGTTGGACATTTAGAATTATTAAAATTTGCGAAACAACAAGGGGATAAATTGATAGTTGGTATTAATTCCGATCACAGCGTGAAAAGATTAAAGGGCGAATCTAGACCTTACAATAATGTTGATGAAAGACAGAATCAACTGAAACAACTACCATGGGTAGATGATGTTGTGGTGTTTGACGAGGACACTCCTAAACAAGCAATAAAGAATATATCGCCAGATGTTATTGTAAAAGGCGGAGATTACACAGTGGAAACAACTGTGGGAAATGAGATGGCTGAAGTTGTTATATTTCCCACTGTCAAAGGTTTTTCTACTACAAACTTAACGGAAAAGGTTAAACGTAATGCAGAAAACAATAAAAAATAATAAAATCATAATAGATAATCTGTGTCCTAAACCAGAAGCAGATGCTATCAATGAAATATATGTTGGAGAGCATTTTCCATGGTATTTTAAAAACTATGTTGTGGACGAAACTATGATAAAAGACGGCACAGAAAATTATCAATATCAATTTACACATCATTTGTTAAGAGAAGACGGAAATATAGTCACTGAACAAAATTATTGGCAAGCACTGTTTCCAATTTTCAACAGAATACACCCTAATACTTTTGTAAGAATAAAAGCCAATCTTGTGCCCAGAGCAGACAAAGTAGTGGTGCACGGATTCCATGTTGATTGTATGGTTCCTTTTAGCATCACAGGAATTTATTACTGCAACACCAATAATGGCTACACAGCATTTGAAGATGGAGACCAAATTGAAAGTGTACAAAACAGATTAGTTTTGTTTCCAAGCAACATGAAACACTCTGGATCCACATGCACAGATGCTAATTCACGTGTTGCAATTAATATAAATTTTATTCCCAGATATGTGGAAGACTCTATGTACAAAGATATAATAGATGTTGAAGTGTGGAATCAAATTCAAAAATGGTGTGATAAAGTAGAATGAAATTATTAACTTTTGGATGCAGTTATACCAACTACTATTGGCCCACGTGGAGTGATCTTTTAGGACATCAGTTTGACGATTATCAAAATTGGGCTATCAGTGGTCTGGGTAACAATGCAATCATGCAAAGACTGAACGAAGCCGTAACATCTAACACACTGAATAAAGATGATGTTGTGGTTGTGCAGTTTACAGATTTGAATAGAATTGATATGCATAGCATTGGTATATTGCCTTTCGGAAATTGGCGTGCCGGAGGAAACATTTGGATGAAACCCAGTGAAGAACCTTGGATCAGAGACACATGGAATGAAGACAGTTATGCCTACATGAATCACAACTATATCAGTATGACGATGAATTTTTTAAAAAACCTACCTTGTAAATGGGCAGTAACCAGCAGTGTGGATTTACCACAAATATTGGCAGATAAGGAATTTGTTCATAATAAAAACATTTATAGTAATTGGATAAAACCAATCCAACTTCATGCAGATGAATCAAATAGTCCAGTAGTTAATGTGAAATACAAAGACGCAGACTCCATAAGTTTGTTTACAAAAAAACAAAAAATAGATCAAGACAGGCATCCATCTATTAATACCTATGCCCGTTGGGTGAAAAAATACTTGGCACCAAAACTTGATTTAGATATCAAAGACAATGAATTTTTAAATCACTATTTGACAAATGATGAGATCGATGTTAATATGATAGATAAAACAAACTTGTACTACACAAAATTTAAATGGGCAGGCAAGTATCAATATTTTGGATATTAAATGAAAATTTTAGTTACAGGCAGTGACGGATTTATAGGAAAAAACCTTATTAATCATTTGAGTAAAAATCACACAGTTGAAGGATTTGAATATACTCCCAATGTTTATCCAGATGCTTCTAAATACGATTGGATTATCCATTTAGGTGCAATTAGTTCAACCACAGAAACAAATGTTGATAAAATTTTAACACAAAATTACGAGTACAGCATGAGATTGTTGCAGATGTGTGAACAGATGGGAACAAACTTTCAATATGCCAGTTCAGCAGGAGTTTATGGAAACACACACGAGTTCAACGAAGAAAGCGACTGTCATCCTCAATCTCCCTATGCATGGAGCAAATATCTTTTTGATAGATTTGTTAAACTAGCAGGCGAATTCAATGTGTTGGTGCAAGGTTTTCGATACTTTAATGTGTATGGTCCTCATGAAGAACACAAAGGAAATCAAATGAGTCCGGTGAGTAAATTTGTTCAACAAGCAAAAGACAATAACACAATAAAAATTTTTAACAATAGCGAGCATTATCAAAGAGATTTTGTTTCGGTGCATGATGTTTGTGAGGTACACAAACAAATGCTTGATGTAGATAAATCAGGAATTTACAATGTTGGAACCGGTTCTTGCACCAGTTTTAAACGTGTGGCAGAAATAATTGCCAAAAAACACAATGCTAACATAGAAGAAATACCCATGCCTGACAGTGTAAAACAGCATTATCAAAGTTACACCAAGGCAGACAATTCTAAAGTAAATAGATTAGTAAAAATAGATTGGAGCACTGTAGAACAATATGTCAACGCACAATAAGAATGGTAAAATAACAAAAGGCTGGGGCTACGAAGTTATATGGGCTTCTAATGAACATTATTGTGGAAAATTCTTAGTCTTTACAAAAAAAGATGCAAAATTTTCTATGCACTTTCATAAAAACAAAGACGAAACTTGGTTTGTTAACGACGGTGAATTCAAATTAAGGTACATAGATACAAAAACTGCAACACTTTACGAAAAACCTTTAAAGACCGGTGACACTTGGCATAATCCTCCATTATTGCCACACCAATTAATTTGTACAACTGATACAGGCAGTGTAACAGAGGTTAGTACAATGGATGATCCGGATGACAACTACAGAGTTATTCCTGGCGATGGACAAAAGGATCCTGTTAATCCTGCTGATCAGCAGAATATAGCAAAAAAATTATTGTAAAAGATTAAAATTATCTAATTTTTTTATTGATATAACGCACGGCAACGTATACTGCTAATCCTAACAAAATATACACACTACCATCGAACCATGATATTTCATTCAATAAGTCTGCTGTAATAAAAGACAAATCCATTACGCTTGTGCTTCAGACCAACGCAGTGTAACTGTTGCATTAACACCACCTGTACCACCAGTTCTGAAAATGTTAATTGCTAACACGTCAGGACCATTAGGGAACGTACCTCTGCCACCCAGTGTGGTGTTGGTCAATTCTTGGATTGTGTTCAATGCAAGTGTTGATCTTTCTCCAGGCTGTGCAACAAATGAGAAAATACTTTGACCCGGTTGTGCATATGGAGGTTGACCAAATTTAAATGAAACAGCAGTACCACCTGCTATTGCGCCACTGAATGATTGGTTAAATGTAACACGATAGTAGTTTGTAGAACCAAATGAAGTGACAGGTGCTATTGATACTATCGACGAACCTGCTGGAAATTCTGTGCTGGTGTCTACATCAACTTCAGTACCAGTTGTGGCTCCTAATGCTAGCCATGATGCTTCCTGGAAGAATAGGTAGTTGGAGTTTGCAATAGAACCACCATAACTGAAGTTAACTGCTTCACCTTGGCTGATTCCCGTGTGTCTCTGAGAGAAGTACACCAGATAGTAATTTCCTCTGTCCTGAATCTGTGTCACTGTGGTTCCTGCTGGGAATTGACTAGATGTCACCTCCATACCAACTACGTGACCTTTGTTTTCCCAATCTGCGTCTAGGAAGTATGCATAGTTTCTATTACCTCCCAAGCCAAACCAGTGGTTGGATGTAGAGGTCATAGCATTTGTTGTTAATGCTGTTGCTGTGGTCGAAACTGTACCTGAGTTCCATACAACTGAACCACCTGGAGCAATTTGAGCAAATGATGGTTGACCACCTTGTGCAACTCCTGTTAAATCTGTCCAACCAATATCACTTGGATCAACTGGATAGTTTTGTGGATTTAGAATTCCGTTAATTACAATCTGACCTGCGGCTTGACCCGCTTGTGGATCCTCTGTGGTAATTTCTAATCCATCCAATAGCAATTGGGCTCTGTTTAACAAGTCTCTATCACCTAAATCACCAGTTAATGCGTTGGACACTGAAGGAGCCAATCTCAATAGGAACACTGTCTGTCTTGTGGTTGTGATGTCTAACCCTGTTGCAGAGTAACTGAACAAGTATCCTCTGTCTTCATCAAAGTTACCATCTGTAATAAATGCTGATCCCCAGTGTGATATAATTGGTGATGACGTATTGGATATCAATACCACTCCGGTGTTTCTAAAGTGTTCTGAAGCAATACCAGCCGTGTAGTTTCTGGTGGCTCCTGAAGCAAAGTTTGTTAATTGTGCTCCACGAGTACAACCTGTCAATTTATCGTTTTCAACTCCTGTGAATGTGATAATTTCGTTGTCAACGTACACAGTACCACCTGTTGGTGGAAAGAAAGAAGCATCAATCAAAGGCAGTTCAGTTGCTGTTGCTGTTACATTAGATTCTAGTTTTCCACTAGGTCCTTCGTTGGCTACTTCATAACGCACAGGTTGGTTACCTGTTCTCATAAATGCTTCTGTGTTTACGTTTGAATTACGCATCCTGTGGGCAAAAACGAAATTACCATCTGCTCCCCTGGTCATAAAATCAATGAAACCTGCACCATACCATGAAAACTGTATCCCAATCATCTGCATCTTGCCTGGATCAAAATTGTATCCGCTTGGGCCTGTGCCATCGATTTTGTCTAAATTGAATTCTGATTGTTTTGCAACTTTGTCTAAAACCAAACATGCTTTTACTCCTTGTGATACGTTGACACCTCTGTAATCCGGAGTAACATACATTTCTGTGTTGGATGTAACTTGGTTGACAACGTGAGTCATACCTCTGATAACAATTCTGTCACCTGCTTTGACTTGTTCTCTAAATCTTGTGCTTTCTCCTGATACTGTGTTTGAATCTGGAGTCACTGTCACAGTTCCTGTCATCTGTCTTGTTGATGTTCTTTGTACGAATGATAAATTTGTTCCATCATACTGCCAGAAAATACCGTTTTGATCATCAAATGTTCCTGAACGCACAGTTGCTCCATTCCAATTGGACAATGATACTTGAGGTTGATCACCAAACTCTGCTATTGTACTTCCTAAAGATTGAACTGCTAAAACTGTAAATTGTCTTTCACCTATTACACTTGCCACAGTGTAATAATTGTTGTATCCAGAAGTTTGAATACCGATCAATCTCACTCTAGCACCTACTTGTAAACCATGGTCTGTGTCATCAGTTGTCACTGTAATTGTTGAACCCACAGCAGTACCATCTGCTGTAACATTTAATAAGTCATAACTTGGTGCAAACAAGGCACCAGTTGTGTACATGATACCTTTACCTGATTGATATCTAATGTATTTTTTACTTTGACGTATTGCTTGCGATCCGTGTTGTGGACCTCCAGTACCCAATTGTACACCACCATCAAATGGTCTGTGAACAAAGAATGAATCTGGTCTTACATAAATGAATCCTTGCCATGCGTCATCAGTTATTGTTCCTGGTGCTCTCACTTGGTATCTTAATTGAGATTGACTTGGAATTGATGTTGCTAAAAACGGTCCTGATGCTAACAAGTGATTGTTACTACCATCATCTGATTGAATTGTAACTAAGAACGAATCTCCAGGCACAAGTCCGTGTGGAGTTTCAAAGTCAACTTGCATAGTTGCCAATGCGGCATATGTCAATGTTGTAGCACTTGGAATACTGTTGTTGGTTGGTTCAGAAACTGTTATACTTGAGTAAACTGATATTCCTGTTCCCGAAGCCGCTGTACCCGTGTGTGTATTTGCTAACACGTCACCATTTGTAGCAACAGATTGTACTCTAACTGTGACATCATTTGCCGGAGATGATCCGCCTAAACTTTGTCCTTGTAGAGTTATTCTATCTCCAACAGCATAATTTGAACCGCTTGTTGATACTATTACTTCTGTGTAATTGGTTGACGAATCGTCTGTTGTGGATCTTGTTACGCTGAATGTTGCTCCAACACCTTGTGGTTGTCTGTTTGAACCTGTAGCACCCAAAGTACTTGCACTACCTGAGTTGGCTGTGCCAGAAATAGATGCTCCTGTTATGCCGCCTGTTGCATTTATACTTGTTACAGTGATTGTTGCATCGTTGTCTGGTGATATGCCAAATAATTCTGTACCCAGCACAGTAAATGTTTGATCTGATCCGTAATCTTGTCCAGCATTGTTCACAGCAATACTGTAAACTCCTGCATTCAAAGTTATATCAAATGATGCATTCTGTCCAGACAGATTGCTTACTGGTGCATTTGTAAATGTTTGTGTATTGACTGCTGTACCTGTAACTGTGAAAGTTGCTACACCACCACTACCATCTATAGAATCAACATCAATTGTACAATCGTTTGCAGGAGATAATCCACCTAGTTCTGTTCCTGCAATTACAAACTGATCTGTAACATTGTATCCTGTTCCTGCTGGAGCCACCACTGCACTGTACACTGTGCCTGTTCTAGTGATTTCAAAATTAGCACCTGCACCCGATCCGCCTGTGTAGGTAGGATTTTCGATTACTACCAGAGCATCTGTGGCAGTGCCTGAGACAGTCACTGTGTTTATTGAAGAATCTCCGTTTACTGCTGTAACTTTTATTATAGCATCATTGGTTCCTGTTACACCACCCAGGTTAGAACCTTCAGCCTTGATTTGATCACCAACTACAAAGCCAGATGTACCGCCTGTAGCCGCTGATCCGCTTTCTGTGAATGTGCTTACACCTCTTGTGCCTGTGATTGCTGTAATTTGAAGTGTTAAATCATTTGTCGGTGTTGCACCACCCAGTGAAGTTCCTAGAATAACAAGATTTTGACCAATACCATAATTTTGTCCAGCATTGTTTATTGTTATTGTGTTGTATGTTGCACCTGATAATTCCACATCAAAACTAGCCCCATTACCAAGTAAGTTTGAACCTGTGTTTACAGTAAGAAATGATTTTGTGTTTGCCGCTGTACCAGTTGGAGTGATTGTTAAAACACCGCCACCACCGTCTACAGAATCTATAGTGATTGTGAGATCGTTGGTGGAATCAACGCCACCTAAAAAACTTCCAAGCACAGTAATTGTTTCATTCTGTGCAAAATCTGAACCCAATCCAGTAACTGTTGCTGTGTATGTTGTGCCTTCTCTGGTTACTGAGAATGTAGCACCTGATCCTGCAACCGAATCTGTTGTGTAGTCGTTTACTCCTACAACATAACTTTCTAGTGCATCTGGACCTGTTCCAGAAGTTGTAAAGGTTGTAATTGCACCAGCCCCGTCTACACCTGTTACTCTCAAATAAAGATTATTATCTGTGTTACCACCAAAGTTACCACCTGTAAATTCAACAACATCGTTTACTATATATCCTGTACTTGCATCGTCACCTGAAAGTGTCGCTGAATAAACATTATTTGTTAAAGTCACATCAATTTCTAAACCTGCTCCCGATCCACCAGTCACTGTGCCTTCTACTGCTGTAAAACTTGGATCAAGCAGAGTAGCACTGTAGGCATTGTTTGTTTTTGTTACATCAAAAGTTCCACCTACTCCTGCTCCGTTGTTGTATGTTCCAGGAAGATTTGTTTGTGTTCCTGAACCTGTAAATGCTTCACCATCTAATGATGTTGTCAAAACTTCTCCACCTGTATCCACAGATTCAACCGATATTGTTAAATCATTGGCAGGTGTTGCTCCGCCTATTAAATCTCCCGTGATCAAAATAGCATCACCAACTTCGTAGTTTTCACCAGAGTTGGTAATTGTAATACTGTATATTCCCCCGGCGTTAAACACATCGCACACAAAATTCTGACCAGCAGGATTGACATTGAATCCTCCTACATTTGAATAGGTTGTTCTATCTCCTATCAAGGTTTGTGATAATCCTGAGCTCAGTGTTAAAGTGTTTCCTGCAACATTTGTGATTGCAATTCCAAATCCATCACCTCTGTCTATCACACTGTTCTGTAAAATGCCTGCAGAATCAACCACGTTAATTTCAGTTGTACCCGCAGTGTAATCGCCTTCAACTTCAGGAGTTGCCAATGTGCTTCCTGTTCCTGTGACTGCTGTGATCTGTGTACCAGTTGCTACACCTGTTCCTGTTAAAGGTGATCCAATCTCTGGTAAATCTGTATCTTGGAATGGAATAATTGTTGTTCCTGATTGTGCTCCAATTGGAGTTATAAAATCTCCATTTGCACCATTAGATGCAACACTAAATGATGGTCTTCCAATTGTTGCTCCAGAATAAAATCCTGCTTTACGCAATTGTGTAAAGGTCGTGTGTATTTCTGATCCATTAACTGTTCCTACTTTTGCTTTTGCGTAATATGTAAACTGTCTTGTTGTAGGAATTGTGTTCACAACAAATGAACCTTGTGCTCTACCTGTGCCTGGGACTCCATTAGTAAACCCGATAATTGTAAATGCATCACCAGGTTCGAAAGCATGCGGTCCAACTGTGTTCACGGTGATAAGTGACGAACCAATTCCTTCTGTTCCTGCAGAAGCATCAGTTTCAACTGTGTCTACATCTATATCTGTGCCTGGTATTTCATAAATTGATGGATAACCTCTTTGAGTTCCAATTGCTTGCCACTTGGTTGGCTGAAGTCCATATTCAAAGTCAGCGTCAAGCATTGATTGAGCAGGTGCAACTCTCATTCTTTCAATTGCATCTGTTCCAAAGTCGTAAGGTCTGGTTCTAATCACTTTGTCTTCCACGAACATTTGAATAGAATCTGATTCATCAAACGTACTGGTATCAAAGTTTAAGAATACAGTGCTAACTGTGTCGGTGTTTTGTAAAAAAGTTGGATAATCTGGATCTTCTTCTGTTTCGTATGAGATCTCTGCTCCAAGAGTTGCATCTGCAAAGTTGTACAACACTTTGTTTCTTGTTGTGTTTGTGATCAACAACACATCATCTAAACTTATTTTTCCTGGTGCTTTGATTGAACTGATCTCGTTTCTTTCTAAATCTGGAAGATTGTCTAATCCATTTTCAATCACGTCAGTGATAATAAAATTAAGTGCTGTGATACGTGCAGGAACACCTGCCTCGCCTGCTGTAGTACCTAAGTATTGTGTTGTAACAACTGGTGATTGTTTTGTTGTAACTGCTGTTCTAGTTAAGATGTAATCGTTAATTACACCTTTGATATAATTTTTTACTAATACTTCTGGTTGTCTGTCGCCGTCAATTTGTGGAGTAGATCCAATCCAATACTTTGATGCATTGAATCTCGATTCTTGATTACCACCATATCTTAAATCATTTAAAAATCCATTAAGATTATAACCCATGTCTCTTTCACATTTTGCTGAATCATATGTGTAACCTGCAAATATATAAGAACTGCTGACCAAGGTTGGTAAATTTATAATTCCATTATCTAGAGTAGTAATAAAACCATTTGCTAGTGTAGTAAATGTTGTTACTCCGTTTGCTTCTGCTGATGCTCCTGAAGTGTCTTGTGATGTAATTCCTTGAAGACTACTGAATGCTGAGCCAGGTAAAATGTAGTTTACAACTAAATTTCTAGCATATTCAAAATAAGCAACTTCTGGTTCACCATCTCCATTAATTAATAACGTTCCATCTTGGAAATAAGTTTGCACAAATAAATTTGTGTTTTCATTTCCACCATATCTTAAATCTTTATTGAGTCCAGTTAACCAAGTATCAATAGTTGTCTCTAATTGTAAAGCGTCATATGTGTAACCTGCAAAAGGTGGAACACTGGTTGCTTTTTGTTGTGCAACGTATGCCACTATTTCATCTTTGATGTATTCTATATTGTTTGTAAGTTTGTTTACTGCGTTTGGAAATTCATTTGCCGCTGAATCAGTTGCTACTCTTTCAGCAACATATCCTACTGACTCATCTTTTAAAAATTCTAAATTGTTTTGAATTAAATCATAAGCATTAGGATAAAGATTTCCTGATTTAGGTATCCCTGGTTGAAATATATAATTTGTTACTTTACGTTTTGCCATTCTTTTATACTCCTAATGCAATTGCCAACACTGTTGACGTGTTGTCCACATAAGTTTTTGTTGTAACATCGTTTGCTTCCGTAGGCGCACTGGTCACTGTGGCACTAGAAAATGCTCCAGATGCCGGAACAGTTGCTCCTATTGTAGTGTTATTTAACGTTCCTTGACTGGTTTCTAATTGTGAAAAGGTACCTTTTCTTGCTGTGGTTTGTCCTATATCTACGTTGTCTACGGTGCCTAAATTAGTAGGTGACACAGTCAGTACACCTGATCCTTGAGGAGAAACAACTACGTCGGCATTAACCGGAGTTAAAGTAGTTTGTCCCAGTGTTCTAAAAGATTTTGCATTGATATCTAGGTTTGATATAAAACCTCCACCTGCTGGATTGATAACAACCGAACTGTAACTACCTGTTGGTGCAAGTGAAATTTCTGCATCCTGACCATTGTTAATCAAATCGCCTGTGTTAAGTATGGCACTGAAACTTCCAATTCCAGTAAATGTGGGATCTTCTACACTAATCAATCCTACTGGGTCTGAATCTCCGTCTCCGTAGAACAATGTGTCTGGAGCATCAACAGGTGTTGTGATTGTGATTGTACCCAATGATTGATTTTGAGCATTTGCTCCTGTCAAAGTTGTTGGTACTGGAACATCTTCAAAAGTTGTCTGAGTAATTGTGTCGGTGATATAAGTTTGAATGCTAGATTGATAATCTCCAAAATTACTTCCTACTCCTTCATACGCATAAAGTTTTATTGCTCCATTTTTATAATTGTAAAGTAATTCTCCTGTTGGCAGTGCTACACCTTCTGACAATTGATCTGCAATTTCATTTTCTGCTCTTGCCCAGGCATAAATTGTGTTTTCTGCACCTGTTAAATCTAAACCATTTGCTGTTCCTCCAGCGTATGGCCAATTTAAATTGTTTGTTCCATGGAACATTAAAATGTTTCTTCCAACTAATGGTACTGTTGGTGTCCATACTATTTCTGTTGAATCATCCTCTACCTGTGGATTCAATTCAATTGAATAAAAAGTGTCTATTCTTTCATTTTGATCAGTAAAGGTTAATTTGTGTTGATCAAAGTGTAATAGACTTGAAATAAGAACTAAATTTTTAATATTATTATTTTGTGTTTGAATTGCATATTGTTGTGCTAGTTGGCCACCCACACCATAACCTATCAATGTAATTTCTCTAGTATCTACATTGTCATAAGTTTCTAATTGGGTTAATATGCTGTCTATCAAAGCAACATCATCTGATTTACTGATACTGTAACCAACATTCCAAGTATTTTTGTAACCTTGTGGTGCTATAACAACTTTGTCTGTGATAAAATTAACGTTATTAGAAACTTCAGTCATTGAACCTGATACATCATGTAGTGCAATAACCACAGGCAGTTTTTTTCCTACCAACTGAGTTTCAATTTCTAAATCAGGCGCTGTAATTTTTACTTTTCTTTCAAAATCGGTTTCTTGTAACCAAGTTTGTGTGAAAGTCCATTCTCCAGTTTCAATAATATTGCCTGTAACAACATTAGCATGTGTTAATCCTTCATTGAAAAGTGTACCAGGTACATTTGGGTCTGCATCACTAGGGGAAAATATATTAAATCCTAAATTTTCTAAATTTAATCCAATTGTTTTTGTTTCACCTCTTACCAAAGTGATAGTAGGATTATCGCCAACTAGTCCAGCAATACTGAATACTCCTTCTGATTCAGTTACACTGTAATCTGGAGCGGCAATAACTGGAGTTGGAATGAAAGTTTCAGTTATAGTTCTTACTACAACATTACCTTGATCATCAACTGTGAATCCCGGACTCTTAAAACCTGATTGTGCTTCAAATTGTTTGTAATTAATTGGCATGATTAGTATCCACTGCCTCCGTTATTATCTTGGTTAACATTTGATCTGTCATAGTCGTTTCCAGAATTGATCAGTTCAGATGCTCCACCCTGTAAAGCATTTTGAGTTTGAAAATACGTTGCACTAAAAATTACTTTTGCTCCTGCATAAGTTTCTGTGGGTGATTTTATTGCTGGATTTAGCACAATTCTCACATATGAATTATTAACAGTACTAGAAACTGTGACTAGTTCGTTGCCCATGTTGCTTCTGCCATAAATTGTAACAGAACTGTTAGATGGTGTTGCACTTACTAAAATTTTTATTAGTTCTTTGTTGTTTGTGTCATAATCCACAGACACAGTGTACTCGGCTGTACAAAAGGTATTCACGTGGAATTGATCCATTGTTGTGTCAGGTCTAACAACTACATAAGGCCCATTGTAGGACAGTTGTAAACCGTTTTTAAGCAGTAAGGTATTTCTAATTCCTTTTCCAAATAGTCGTGATACGTCAAACATAGTGTAATATACTTTTTAAGTGTATTTACCTAACTTTTATGAAATTGAAAAACTACTTTTTTTTATGTTTGTTTTTGAGCATGAAGTTGATAGAATTTACTACTTTCTGCTCTTGATTGTCGTCCATTTCCATAATACCTTCGTTTAATCGATCAGAATATTCATCACTTGTAATTCTGATTGGACTGTATATCCTGCTTTTTTCGCCTAAATCAATAATATCTACTTTATCATCGTTTGGAAAGGACGTGTTGATAGGAAATGTACTTCCAATAAGCACAGTCATTGTTTTGTCAAATGCATAAGCAAGGTGTTGACCCACTGAATCACAACCTACAAAATGATCAACCTGCTTAATCATAGCGGCCCATATTCTAATGTGTGTGTTAAGAGGCAGTGCCACTGGTTTGTTTATACCACCGTGTGTTTTAAATTCTAAACCAAATTCACTCATCACTATAACACCGTAATCTTTGCTTAATTTTTTGATAATTGACCATAAATTTTTAAGTTCTATACTTCTTCCTGTTAAATCTACCACTTCACTTTCTGATTTCTTTTCAGCACCTCTGCCAAAAGGTTGTATCAAAACCAATTTATTTTTTCCTGTTTTTTCTTTAACTTCAGCCAACATTGACCTTGCTGTTAGAAGTTCTTCTTTTGAAATGTATAAGTTAGGTTTAGGCAATTTACGTAGACCTTTTTTGTTTATAGCAATGTCATATGCTTCTGCTAGACTACATTTTTGATTATAGTACTCCCATACTCTGTAAGGTTCGGGTGAAACAAGATTTCTATTTTTTAATAAATCTTGAAATAGATTTTTATGCCAATTATCATATGCTCTAAAATGCAATAACGGATGTCCTTTGTATGCATCTGTGCCACCTTCACAAACTACAATAAAATCATCTTCTGGATTTTCTTTTGCATATAATTCTAGTGCAGGTATAGAACTGATATGTCTTCCTGCTCCTCCGTTCATAAAGAACGCACTATGTCTAGTCATTGGTCACCTTTATTAGTTTTCCATATTCAATCAAATATAGATATTCTATTTCAGAATTTTGCAATGTTCTTACAGCATCATCCACAGTTTCCACTAATGGTTCCCCTCCTAAATTAAATGAAGTATTGAACACTATAGGACATTTTGTGATTTCATTGAATTTACTGATTAGTCTATGATACAGTTTATTATCTTCCGGTTTTACACTTTGTATTCTGCATGTGCCATCAACGTGTATAATACTAGGTATTTTTTCTTCAACACCAGGTTTGCAATTTACAGCATACATCATGTGAGGAGTTTCTTCCATTCCTCTCAAATCAAACCAATCATGTGTGTATTCGTGCAATATAGATCCTGCAAATGGTCTAAAGTATTCTCTATGTTTTACTCCATTTACGAAGTCTTTTCCATCTTTAAACCTTGGATCAAACAATAAACTTCTGTTTCCCAGTGCTCTTGGACCGTTTTCTGATTGACCTTGCCACAATGCCACAATGTTTTTTTCAGTCATCAACTTAACAATGTCTTCATCTTTTGCGTCAACAACTTCTACACCATCTAGGTCATTGTATTTTGTAATATCTTCGTTGGTTAGTTTATATGTTGGTCCTAAGTATAAACTTTTTGTTGTTCCTTTTTCAGTGGTTTGTTCTAATGAATAGTAATACAATAGAGCGGCGCCCATGGCTGTACCTGCATCGTTAGACACTGGTTCTACGTATATTTCTATACCGTCTTTGCGTAAACTATCAAGGTAGTAATAATTTGCCACACAATTAAGACCATAACCGCCTGATATTACAACTTTCTTCTTGCCAGTTTTTTCTACTGCTTTATAGATCAATTTTAAAACTTCTTCTTGGGTCGATGTTTGACAAGAGTAAGCAAGATCTCTGCGACTTTGTAATTCTGTTAAGTCGTTTTGATTTACTTCAAGTTTTTCTTCTAAACTGTAATAGTTGTCATAGTTCACAAGAGCGGCATTTGGGTATGTAGGAATTATTACATTTCTATCACTCAATGTTCCTTTTCCGTTGTGGACAAACAATGGTGGTATTTGATCATTTGGTTTTCCATATGGAAACAGTCCCATAGTTTTTCCTGCTTCAATGGCTGAAAATCCACAGTACTGTGTAACTGCTTCATACACTTTAACAATACCTGCTCTGTCCGAGAACACTGCTTCGTGTGTACTGCCTGGCTCTCCCATTGAATCTGAAGGATAATTTGGAATATATGCACACTGACAGTTTTCACTTGTACCATAGTGTTTGTACATTGTTGTAAAATCATTAGGATATGAACAATCAAAAATTGTTTCTGTTTCAAACACAGTCATTTGATGACCTGCACTATGAGTTGCTGGAATAAAAGTTCCTGCACCGTCTACAATTAATGCCGCGGCATCGTCCCAGCCTGATCTGTAAAAAGCACATGCGGCGTGTAATTTGTGATGAATATGAGATAAATCAATAACTTGTGGATGTTCTGGTCCTTTTTTAGTTCCGTGTTTATCAATCAATCCTAACTTTCTAGCAAGTCCAGTGTAAACATCGTCGCCGTTATAGTCAACTCTGCCTGTACTTCTGTCTTTTAATGATTGTGTGTGAGCAATTACAAGATAGTCAATCTTGTCTGTGTATTCTAAAATTTTAACCATTGATGCATATGGTCCCCCATCGTATTTTACACGACTTAATCTTTCTTCTTCTATAGAAAAAACTATTTTTCCATCTTTAAGCAAACATACGCCAGAATTGTGTCCTCTGGCAATAGCCGCGATATAACCTGTCTTATTATTCATCTTCTTGCCTTCCCATTATTGTGTCAACAACATAATTTTCTATTTCATCTGTCATCAACATTACGTTTTCATTAACTCTACTAATTCTTTCGTCGAATGTTATTCTTATTGGATCGTACTGTCTATCGTTCATTCCTAAATCAACAACACTAACTCCTTTTTGATTTGGGTACGTGGTGTTTTCTGGAAATGTTGCTCCAGTTATTACTGTGCATGGTGTATCAAGTGTGTGTGCAAAGTGTTGTCCCACTGAATCACAACCTAAAAAATGATCTACTTGTTGAATTATGGATGCCCAAATTCTTAAATCTATTTTTTCTGGTTGAGCAACTTCCATTTCATAATTTTCATCCTTAAGTTCGATGCCAAACTCACTCATCACAATCACACCGTAATTTTCTTTTTGTAATTTTCTAATGATATTTTTAAAATTTTTAAAGTCTATGCTTCTGTTACTTTTGTCCACGAAACTTTGATCAATCTGTTGTATGGCTCTTCCAAAGGGTTGAAACACAATATATTTGTCTGCTTTAATTTTGTCTTTACATTCTTGTAAAACTTTTTCTGCAGATATCTTTTCTTCTTTTGAAAGAAAAATTCTTGGTTTAGGTAATTCTCTAACACCTTTGTCATTCAAAATAATATCAAATGCCTGCGATAGATTGCACTTTTGATTGAAATATTCCCATACTCTGTAAGGTTCGGGTGAAATAATTTCTCTATTTTTTACATGTGTGTGAAATAAATTTTTGTGCATTATATCATATGTTTTGCCATCTAATGTAGGATGACCATCTAATATATTACACTTACCTTCGATCACAACGATAAAATCTTCATCGCCTGATTCTTCTTGGTATTTCTCGATTGCTGGAATGGCACATAGGATTCTTCCTATACCACCATTTAAAAATATTGCTTTGGAACGTTTAGTTTGATTATTTGTATTCATGTAACTGTATGTATCGATAACACACAGTTACATGATTGATTCTTGGATCTTAAGTTAGATCTGGATAAGGTTTGAAAGGTATTTTCCAGTGTGCCACATCGGCATATTTTGCTTCTAAACCCTCTAACCATGTGATGTAATCTTTTAGTTCTTGGATTTTTTCTGCATTATGTTCTGGATTTTCATCAATCTCTTTTTGAATTGATTCTTTCTGATTTGGAACTGTTTGGAAAAATGATTCTCTCGTCAATGCATGAGTTCTCATTTTTGGACCCACAAAGTTACCACCTGTGAAAAACAATGTATCACCAAAGTATATCTGGTTGATAATTCCGGTGTTATCATTCCAATAATAAGTCCATGTTTCTGGATTGTCATCTTCGTCAGTGGTACCCAAATCTTCTGTGTAGTCGTCCACTTCACCGGTCTCATAAAAACCATTGATGTATGATGCTTCTAGTGGACTAGATTGTGCATCTACCACATGAAATGATGTTCCTGCTCTTGCTGGTATTCCATTTTCCAATTCAGCCTCTGTGTCTCCATCAGCAACAACGGCACACAACAGACCATCTGAATCCTGTTTCTCTACTTTAAGAAATCTAGGACCTTTGTAGACGCCTGGATGTGTTTTGCCTTCACTGAAATCATCCACATATGGCTCATTTGGCATTGCTATGTCAAAGTTTACTGTAATTGCCATTGTTATATCTCCTATTTTTTAATAACTCTGTTATTTAGCGAAATTAATCATTAGTCTGCTAAAAACTTGATTCTAACACCACCGAATCCACCACGTATACCGTGATCTCTAACATCCGGACAAGCATTAGGTCCAATACCACCAACTCCTACTGGTAGATAGTTGGCACAACCTTGCGATTCATAACAACCACAAGATCTATCTGATCTCCAACAATAACTGTTTGGAGTACCCATTCTTGGTGCTCTTGAAGTTGAATTAAGTGCCGCATAAAACTGAAATAATTGGTTACCTGACCATTGTGACATCGGAGTTCCATCTGATTCTGTTTGGAACGTGATCAATGCACCATCTTCAGCAAACATTCCTGCTGGTGTAGGCACGTGTCTTTGGAATTGACATTTACAGTGAGGATAACATCCAAACCAACTCACACAACCAACTGCACCACAGCAGTTTACATCACCGCCGTAACCAAATGCACACCCTGCCCCTGAACAGTGATTACATGTTAATCCACAACGATCAATGTTACATCTTGATCCGCAGAAACCATTTGCTTGGAAACAACACCACATGGATAAGTTGTTTGGGTTACAGTAAGAAGTACCACCTCTACCACCTTCAGCACACATACATAGGTCACCGCTTGATGCTGTTACAATACAAACTCCTGTTGCATTTGAACATCCTGAAAAACATAATGGGTGTGCATAACAAGACATACCTGTACATCCTGTAAGTGTGTCACCTTGTTCTACTTGAATACTTTTCTTAACGTAAGCACCTGCATTACCAGGTAATCCGTCTCCACAACAACACATTCTTGAGCCAGAACCACCTGCACCCCAAATCTCGATCAGTGCGGCACCTGCCGCCGGCGCAGTCCAACACACTCCGTTACAAAAATTTGTAAAGTCAGAACCAGGAGTCCATGCATAGATATAACCTTTTTCTAGATTTTCTTCTATCGGAACTGCTGTGTTTCTTTGTGTTAATAATCCTTTAAGTGTTGCCATAATATTATTTACTCCTTACGGTAGATATTCTGGATATGTTGGATCTTCAATCACATCCGCTATAAATTTAATTCTGATCATACCATGTCCACCTCTGTGAGCATGATCTCTTACACCATCACAAGGTGTTGCACCTTGTCCTGGAATTCCTGCTGGCATAAATGCTGTACAGCCGTTCCATTCATAACATCCACATGATGTGTTACCTGTCCAACAAGCCGTATACGCACCACCTTGTGTTGGATTTTTTCCCATCATGTTCAATGGGTGAGTAGCACCATGGTGTCCACCTGCTCCTGAGTGTCTGTATCTTCTACCGTTTTGGTCAATTGCATAGTGAATTTCTCCACCGCAAGTTGAATACATACCTGCTGGTATTTTTAAAATCATGATCTTACCACAGTTACAGATTGGTTGACATCTTTCAAATCTTGCACAAGAAAAACCACCATAACAGTTTGTGTCACCACCGTATGCCTGAGCACACCAGTCTGTATCGTCTGGTCCTCTGAAGTTACAAATTACTCCACAACCATCACTTCCAACTCTTGTTCCACAATATCCGCCTGCAACAAAACAACAGTACAATGACGTTCCTGTTGAACACCATGAGTAACCGCCTTTACCGCCTTCGGCACACATACAGCCGTCTGTTTGATTGTTACCAAACCAACAAACCTGTGTTGGTTCTGATCTTCCTCTGTGACATAAATCGTCTGCATTACCACAACTGAAACCAATAACACCACACACAAATGTTGCGCCACCATCGATATCGTCTTGAGTAATTTCAATAGTTTTCTTAGAATATGCTCCTGGATTTCCTGGAGTTCCTCCTCCACAACAGCACATTTCTGCACCTGATCCACCCGCACCCCATATCTCAATCTGTGCCGTTCCTGCTCTTGGTGGAATCCAACACACGTGACATCTAAAGTTAGTGTAGTGGTTACCTGGATAATAAGAATAAATTTCACCTCTTTCAAGGTTTTGTTCATTTCCTGAAATAAAAGCGTATTTTTGTTTTAATAATGTTGTTAAACTTGCCATATCTATTCCTATTTTATAAATTTAATTCTAACAGTACCGTGTCCGCCTCTAGTTGCGTGATCTCTTACGCCTGGACATGGGAATGGTCCCATACCACCTGTACCATAAGGCATAACTGGCACACATCCTTCGTTCTCGTAACAGTTACAAGCACCTGATTTACCCCAACATGTTGTGAATGGAATACCGCCTGTGGGCCATCTTCCTGATCCTAGTGTTGCCACGTGTTGGTGTCTACCTTGACCTGACCAATCTGCTGACTGAGTTCTGTTTTCGTTTGCAAAAATTGCCTTGTTACCACATACTGAAAATTGTCCATATGGTGTAGGCACGTGATAGTTGAACATACAAATACAAGTAGGATAACATCCAAATGCTGATACACATGAAAGTCTGCTTGGACAGTTGATGTCTCCGTTGAATGATCTTCCTTCAAATGATCCGTTACATTTATTACAAATAATTCCGCAATTGTCATTATCTGTTCTTGTTGCACAGAATCCATTTGCTCTGAAACAACAATAAAATGATGAGTTAGTAGAACAGAAAGAAACTCCTCCTCTTCCACCTTCTGTACATGTACATGTACACTGATTTGCTATACAATATCTTACACAAGTTGCTTCTGAACAACCTCTGAAACACAATGATGATGCATTACCACAAGCAATACCAACTCTACCTTCAATATAGTCACCCGCTTCCATTACAACTGTTTTACGAGTGTATGCTCCTGAATTACCTGCTAGTCCAAAACCACAACAGCACATTTCTGCACCTGATCCGCCTGCACCCCAAATGTCTACGACAGCAATTCCACTTTCTTCTGGATGGAAACAGAAACAACACCATAGTCTTGAGTAGTTCGTTCCTGGATTATAGGTATAAATTTTTCCTTTTTCAATATTAGTTTCCGACTCAGGCGTTGCAAACGCATCTGATTTGGTTGCTAATAACGACTTCAAACTTGCCATCTTACTTCCTTTATTACAATTAGAGTTACTGTATGCTTGAACGCAGTGCTATTAAACAGCACCAACTATCCAACCATAAGTAGGTCCAACATAGATTAACGTAAGAATACCGCCTGAGATATCAAATGTTAAATCTTCTGCTGTACCTTGGATTAATGCACCATTTCTACCTATAGTGATAGAATTGGAACCTGTGCTTTGTGTTGCGTCAATGACTTGTATAGTGTCATTGATTAACAGTGTAGCACTGGCTGGTAAAGTGATTTCGAAAGATGCAGAAGAACTATCTGCAAGTATTCTATCATTTACAGTTGCATTAAAGTTAGAACTAACTTCTTTAGTTGTAACTCCCGCTGTACCAGTTGTTGATATGTATCTACCCATTGTTTTGTTTCCTTTTTCAATAGTTATTTATTCAATTTGTTTAATTTACTACGCCGTTGATGTTTCTATGCCCATCACAACAGCACTCACATTAGCCGCACTAGCGTAAACCACTAATATTTGTCCTGCACTCATAACTATACCAGTTCTTTCCAAAACACCATGAGACAAAACTTCAGTTTCGTACTCAATGTATTCGGAAGCATTTGGTGTAGCCGAATCAGCCACAGCCATTCTCACTGTTATAGCCTGGTTACCTCTGTTACAGATAGACACCGTAGCGACGGTGAATGTATCAGCAGGCACAGTATATGCAGATGTATTAGTAGCCGCTACTAAATTTGCAGTACCTAATCTTCCTGAAGCCATATTTTCCTCCTTTAACTATGTATTAAGTAGTTCATCGCTACAGGCACACCAGAAACACCTTTTGTAAAGTTTACAGTGGAGTTTATATTGATACCTGTATCAGTTGTTGTTGATATCTCTTGTCCGGTAATAACTACGAAACCTGCGACAATGAGGTTGACGTTTAATGAACTTGCACCACCACCAATTTGTGAAGCGATGTAAGTTCTTATTGCTCTCTGAGTCGGAACAATTGCGTCTGAATTAGCAGACATTGTTCCGTCAGTTGAGAATTCATTAATTGAAGCACTGGTTCCACCTAGTGCCAGATCACCCAACTGTAATTCTTGTAGTCCCGAAATATTAAATGCATCTGCGTTCAATGATGCAATACCAGTTGCTTGTTCTACTGAGAATAAATCTCCTACTCTAAAGTTACCATCTTGGTCAGTTGAAGTAAAGAATACTCTTCCGCCATTTGATTCAACAGTTTCATTGTCTGGTTGTGGATCTTGTAAAGGAATTCCAGGGTAATTGGTATTTGTAAAATTACCTGTTCCTATGTCTAAGAAATCATGTCCAGTCAATCTTACTTGAGAATATCTTATTCTCATTTCTATAGATTCACCATGCTCTGGTGCTTCACTAACTTTTAAGTCTGGTGAAATTTGTAACAATGCTGAGTAAGGTGCTTGAGTACCTAATTGTTGATTAACAGCAACCAGTTTAAAGAATGTTCCTGGAAGGTGTCCAAATTCAATATTGGAGCCTGCTCTTGGTAAATCATTTAAGTTTTCAACTTGGATATATTTTCCTGATTGATATTCATCTCTAAATCCGCCAAATGCTGTAACATTTCCATTACTTATTGAGTACTCTGTAAAGAGTGTTGTATCTAATCCGTTTGTTAAACCAAAGTTTGTGTAGATTTCAAATGTATCAGTTGTTAACACTTTTACATAGTAATATACACCAGTGTTAAGTTCTATCATTCCGCCAATTTCAGTAAATGTAACTTTATCACCATCATTGAATCCATGTGGAGCATCAGTAGTAACAACACCTGGATCTGCTTGAGTAATATCAGACACTGTTGCCTGTGTACCTGTTTCTGTAATAGTAGCAGAAGCAGTTTCGTATTCAAATCCTCTTGATGTATATGTTGGTTGTCCTAACACACCATCACCTACATATGCTTGTACTGGAGCATCTGTTGTGTTGTTTGGATCTACAAGTGTGATTGTTGGAGCAGAAGTATAACTAGCACCGCAATCTAAAATTCTAATTGATGTAACTTGATCACCTGTAACAATTGCTCTTGCAACTGCATTTCTTGGTGGAGTTGAACCATCATCTTGTGGAGCAGGAATACTCACTCTTGGTTCAATCACGTAAATTGTTGTAGAATCTAGTCTATCACTCACTGCAGAATCATCTAACAAATGATCCCAACCTGGAGAACCATCTGAGAATTTTCTTACAGTTGCAACTTTTGATGCTGAGTTGTAGGTGTCAATGTATCCATACTGTCCTGCACCTAAGCCTTCAGTAATCCAAACTGCCATTCCAATGTAAGCCCCCGAAGCATTTGTATCAGTTACTGCAATTGTTATTGAAGTTAAATTACCTTCTTGAGCGGCGTTGGTTGCTGTTAGATAACCTTCACCACCTAAATTAGATTCTGGATCTGTAACAGTTTCAGTTAATCTTATGCTGTATATTCCACCAGTGTTGTAAGTCGGGGTAACTCCTGATAAACCATAACCTGTGCCAACAATCTGAATGTTTGCGTCTGAATATTCTCTACCTGCATTGCTGTATTCAAGTGCAAGTATTTGATCACCATCAGTGAATACGTTGGCTACCAATGCATCTGTTGATCTGTTGTCCACTACACCAGTTACTGGAATTTCTGTTGGGTCAACACCTTCTGCAACTGACCCATAATCACCATAAGAGTTATTACCGTTGGTTGCACGTATTTTACCACCAGTTTCTGCTAGATAACCTATGTGGTTGTAGTAAGCAAAAACAGATACAAGTTCTGATCTACCTAGGTTTGTAACCCATGCACCAATACCATCAGATAATATCTGAGTAAAGTCATTAGCCACAATTGAATCGTTACCACCTGCGTGTAGGTCACCATCAATTTTTAATCCAACACATCCATCTCCAAATGTAGAAACGTTTTGTACATAAGGCGATTTGTTTGTGATCCAAGCATCTTCATGATTTGGACCCCAACCTGGATCAAGCGAAGCATAAGCACCTGCTGTAGGACGTTTTGTGCCATAGGCATTTGCTACACCCAAAGAACCAGATAAACCATTTAATGAACAGTTTCTTAATCCTGAACCATTTCTTAGGTAGAACATGTCTTTTGTAGTTGATCCTGAAACACTTGCAACATACCATTCAGCACCTCTAAGAGATCTGTAATTGCCCGTGTATTCTAAATCATGTAATATAGCGTCCACATACTCTTTGATGTCTCTTTCACATGCTGTTTGATCGAAAGTGATTGTAGGATTTGCTCTTTTAACATATTCTGCCGCTTCTTTGGCAATAAAGTTTTTGTTAGCAAGTATTCTTCCACGTGCATCTGTGTAACCCACTGTGGAATCTGCTGTGTTTGAACCAGTTTTTGTAGGTTCAGTGCCTGCCGCGTTAATTTTGAAATCAATGTAATCGTAAATGTCTTGAGCAATTGCCACTGCCGCTGTGCCTGCCGCTGATGAACCTGCTGGAACATTTACGTCTTGTGTAATTATGTTTCCTGAAGTTACTTCATCTGCATCAAAACTGAAATCAGCACCTAATGCCGTGTTTCCTGGTTGAATCACAGTGTTTGCTGGAATTGTAATTCTGTCACCTGACACATAACCTTGACCTGGAGCGTTTACTGTGATTGATGTTACGTTAAATGATACTACTGTGATATCAAAAGTTGCACCAGTTCCTGAACCCGTTGTGGTTGATGCAACACCTGTACCTGTACCATTGTTGAAACTCAAATTTGGTCCTGAATCATTGGTAATTGAAATCATACCACCTGCTGGTGTAGGTGTTACTGCAATGTTTTGTGACACATCAGAAATGATATCAATCATTCTTTGCACACCTTCTAAACTGTATTGAACGTCTGACGCCGCTACGAACCCTGCCGCTGGTCTGATTTGAGTTGATCTCAATTCATCTCCAACCACTGCAACTGATTCATCTATCACCATAGGTAAAACTTCATCATATCTTCCTGTTTTAACAAATAGAGTTGAGTTAGCAATTAATTCTACTGGTACACTGTCTGTGTTACCGGCGTTGATTGCATCAACACTGTAATTCATGTAGGTTTCGATCACTGTGCCTGCATCTGATTCTGACACATAATCTAAATCTGAAAATTGTGGTGTTACTACTTGTTCTGCTGTGTATCCTGTGTTGTTTGCAATCACTTGTTGTGCAATAAAAATTGCTCTAGTAATTGCCGCCGCAGTTTCGTCTTCTTGATCTGTGATGTAAGAAACACCTAGATCTGTGTAGTATGAAATTGCCGCTTCTCTTGATTTTACATTGCCACCATGTTTCATGTCATATAACGTAGCATCAATCAAAAGACCGATATCTCTTCTACATTTTGCTGAATCGTATGTGAATGCTCCTGAGAATGGTGGAACGTTTCCTGATATTTGTGCATCGATCCATGCAATAACTTCATCTTGTACAAACTGTTTGTTTCTTTCCAACAGATATGAGCTGAAAGGATATCTTGGACCTTTTTCAATTTGAAATAATCCGTATCTAACATTTTTAAATGGTCTGTCTAGTGTAACTCCTGCATCAGGAGCCTCTATGTTTTCACCACTAGGTGCAACATAGTAAACTTGATCAACTTGTCCTACGTAACCCCATTCAGGTAAAGTGCCTGCTGTGTTTACAACAAGAGCCTGTCCCGCTCTTCCAACAGGAAGTCTTGCTGGTCCTGATGGGCCATAAATTAAAAGATCACCTTGTGCTGATATCACATCATTTTCTGGACCACCTGATAGTAATTGCCAGTATGTTCCTGAATCAACACCTGCACCCGGAGCCGCATCTGGTTGATTGATTGTGGCTGGTGCTACATTGTTAGAAGTGTGTGATTCAATACAAATGTAAGAAGTGTCTGTGTTGATCGCTCCTCTTACAATATCGCCTTTATCATAATATGTTGCATTAGTCCAACCATCTTTCCAGTATAAACCTTCATTAAGTTTATCCCAATAAGCAACATTGGGTGGTCTGTTACCTGTTGTGTCATCAATACACAAATAAGTGAAACCACCAACTCTTACAACATCACCTGTTTTGTAGGCAGTTGCGTTGTTGTAGTCACCTTTTAAACTGAAACCTGTAACAAACAAGTCCCAATCTGCTGGATATTGACTTGGTTGTTTGTTAATGTTGTTTGATTTTGAAACATATGAGTATCCACCATAAGTTGAAAAGTCACCAGGTTGATATTCATTTGCCGAGTCCCACGAATCTTCAAATTCTAATCCTGGAACAAAAATTGCCCAGTTTACTTCATCGTTTGCTAAAGATGTAGTTGATGTGTGATGTGTTGTACAGATCCAAATGTTTCCACCATACTTGACAAGATCATTTACTTTGTATCTTGTAGTAACTGTCCAATCACCTAGGTATTCAATACCTTTGTGTACATATTCCCATTTGGCTTGATCTATTTCTAATCCATCTGCTGTTGTTGCCGCTGAAGTGTGACCAGTCAAACAAATATAAACCTGACCACCATATCTTATTGTGTCATTGGGTTTGTATCTTGTTGCAGTCTGCCAAGCATCATTCCATGCAAAACCTTTTGCAAACAATTCCCAGTTTGCTAAATCAGTTTGGTTACCTAAACCGTCATCGCCTTCTAGCCCTGCTCCAACTGTTGGTGCAGAAGTGTGTTGAGTTGTACAAAGATAAATTGACTCACCATATTTTACTAAATCGTTAATTCTGTATCTTGTGTTGATACCCCAATCACCTAAATAATTAAATCCTTCAGAAAATAAATCCCATTTGGCTTGATCTGCTTCTAATCCGTCTGCTATTTGTTCGGCTGATGTGTGTCCAGTGTTTGCAATGTAGATGTAACCACCGTATTTTACAACGTCATTTGGTTTGTATGTAGTGTTTACTTGCCAATCACCTTTCCATTCTTGTCCATCGGACATCAATGCCCAATTTCCGGCTGTTAAATCCGCTTGAAAATCTGATGAGGCAACGTGCCCTTTAATTCCGATATAGGTTCTACCACCATATCTTACAACATCATCGATGAAATATTCGTTTTCGGTGAACCAAGCACCTTTCCAAACAAAACGTATTCTACCTAATTTAAACTCAGCCATGTGTTAATTATACTCCGTTGTTGTTATTTAGCATTTTTTTAATTTCCATATCCGTTTGAATCATCAATAGCACTTACTGGATCACCTTCATTCAATTCAGTGCTCGCAACACCTCCTGTAAAGAAAGAAAGGGCCAATAAACCTCCATTGAAACCTTTATTCATAAACACAGTCACCGGAAAAGTGATCGTTCCATTGACTGGATCTGCTTCATTGAATATATTGTTAGTTTCAACTCTGATTTGACCCGCTCTAACCCTTGAAACATTCAAATTAGAACCACCACCTGATACTCTTGAATTGATGTAAGTTACAATTGCTTTTTGTGTTGGGACAGCATTGTCCGAATTTGCCGCCATGGTTGGATCTGTAGAAAATTCTCTAATTACAACTTCTGTACCACCCAGTACAACACCACCCAATGCTAATTCAGATAGTCCTTGTAGGTTGAATAAGTCTGCGTTTAGTGTAACAATACCAGTTGCCTGTTCAACTTCAAATAATTCACC